AGTGTTGCTAAAGCAGTTAGTTTTTTAATACATAACTTTGAAGGGATTGAAAAACACATGAGCCTTCAAAATTATCATGTAAGTGTAGGTGATTATGATATTGATAAAGATGAAATTGATTATCCTGTTGGAGGGCAAGATATACATTTTGTACCAGCCATATCAGGAGCAGGATCAGGAGCTAGAAAATTTATTATAGGAGCATTATTAATTGGTATTGGAATTGCATCAGGAGGAGCAGCTTTTACGGCTAGTGGTTTTACAGGTGTAGGGTTTCTAGGGGGAACAACGGCAGTTTTAGGGAATATCGGAATAGCTTTAGCCTTACAAGGTGTTAATGAAATGTTATTTTCATCGGAAGAACCTACAGATGAAGAAGATCCTAGAATATCCTTTAATTTCTCAGGGGTGCAAAATACTAGCCGTGCAGGAACAAGCCATCCCATAGTTTACGGTGAAATAATTACTGGATCAGTGCTTATTTCAGCAGGACTTGACACTAATCAGGTATCAGCATGACAGATAAAATTATTAGAGGTGCATTTGATCTTACCTTTGGATTGTTTGACAGGCCAAAGCCACCAAAACCTTTTAAAGCTCCAGATACTTTAAATAGTAAACAGTTTGCAACACTACAAGACTTAATATCAGAAGGAGAGATTGAAGGTTTTGCTACACCATCAAAAGCAGGAATTACTGATAGAGAATCTGCTGCTTATAACAATGCAGCTTTAAAAGACGTTTTTTTAAATAACACTCCTGTTTTAAATAAAAATGCAAGTAATACAAATCCACAACAAGCAGATTTTAATTTTCAAGATGTAGGATTTACACCTCGTTTTGGAGCAGCAAACCAAACTCATATACCAGGTATAGAAGGTAGTGAATCTGTATCTACTATTGGAGTAAAAGTTACTACTTCTGCTCCTGTTACTCATCAGATAACAGACCCACAAAAAGACGCAGCAAAAATTGTAGTTACTTTTCCTTCTCTACAAAGATTTAACGATGAAGGAGATATTTATGGTACTTCTGTTAATTTAAAAATTCAAGTGCAGTATGACAGTGGTGGTTTTAATGATGTTATAGACGACACGGTTACAGGTAGAAGTGCTGATACTTACCAAAAACAATATAGAGTTTCTTTTACTCAAGCTTTTACAACAGTTGACATAAGAGTTGTAAGAGTAACTGCTGATAGTCCTTCTAGTAGTCAATTACAAAATGATTCAATTGTTTCAACTATTACTGAAATTGTTGATGATAAACAAACTTATCCAAACAGTGCTTATACAAATTTACGAATAGACTCTGAACAATTTAGTGCTATACCTAACAGGTCATATCGTATTCGTGGGGTAAAAGTAAGAATCCCAGGAGCAGGTGCATCTAGCTCTGGCACTCCTACTGTTGACCTACAGACAGGAAGAATAATTTATCCAAGTGGTTATATTTTTAATGGAACAATGGGTGCTGCACAATGGTGTTCATGCCCTGCTTTAATTTTACTTGATCTTTTAACAACTGAAAGATATGGATTTGGCACACATATAAAAGACTCTAACTTAGATTTGTTCAGTTTTATCGCTGCTAGTAAGTATGCCAATGAGTTAGTAGATGATGGTTTTGGAGGACAGGAAGCTAGATTTAGTTGCAATGTAAACATACAGGGGTCAACAGAAGCATTTACTTTGATAAATGAATTAGCGGGAGTAATGAGATGTTTTCCTATCTGGTCTGAGGGTTCTATCACTATCTCACAGGATAGACCAACAGATCCAAGTTATCTGTTCAGCTTAGCGAATGTAGGTGAAGGGGGGTTTAGTTACTCAGGCAGCAGTTTAAAACAAAGACATACAGTAATAAATGTCAGCTATTTTAATATGGATAGCAGAGAAATAGATTATGAAGTTGTAGAAGATACTACTGCTCAAAACAAATTAGGAATAATTAAGAAAGATGTAAAAGCATTTGCTTGTACTTCTCGTGGTCAGGCTCAAAGATTAGGCAAAGCAATATTGTTTAGTGAGCAACAAGAGACTGAGGTGGTAAGTTTTACAACATCAATAGATTCTGGAGCGATAGTCAGGCCTGGATCTGTTATTTCTGTCAATGATCCAGTGAGAGGGGGAGAGCGTAGAAGTGGTCGTATAAAATCCGCTACAACAACTGCTATTACAGTAGATAATGTTAAAGATCTTACTACATTTACAGGTACGAATAAAAAATGTAGTGTGATATTGCCTGATGGATCGGTTGAAACAAGAAATATACTTGGCATTACAAATGGAGTAATAAGTCTAGATCCTGCTCTGTCTGCAACACCTAATGTAAATAGTATTTGGCTTGCTCAAAGTTCAAATTATGAAGCTCAAACTTTTAGAGTAATAACTGTAGAAGAACAAGATGGTATTAACTTTGCGATAACAGCCCTTACTTATATTGATGGTAAATACAACAATATTGAGCAAGGTATAAGTTTACCTGCAAGAACTGTTTCATTACTTAATGAGACAAAAGATCCGCCAGCAAATTTAAAAGCAGAAGAAAGAATTGTAATAATAAATAATCTAGCGGTAGCTAAAATAATTTTATCTTGGAAGTCTGTTACAGGTGTCAGTCAATATCTTGTTCAATACAGATTTAACAGCACCAACTGGGTAAGTGAAATTGTATTTAGACCAGATTTTGAGATATTAAATACTGAACATGGAACTTATGAATTTAGAGTTTTTTCTTATAACTCAGGCTTAAAACTTTCAACTACTTCTACTGATCTTACTGTTAACGCTGAAGGTAAATCAGAAGCTCCGAGAAATGTTCAAAATTTAACGATGGAACCAGTTACTAATAAATTAGTAAGATTACGATGGGCTGAAGCTATAGATCCTGATGTCATCCACGGAGGTAAAGTTTATGTGCGTCATAGCAATCAAACTGATGGTAGTGGTACATTTCAGAACTCTATTGATCTTATAGAAGCATTAGCTGGAAATACTACAGAAGCAGTTTGTCCTAGTCTTGAAGGTGAATACATACTTAAATTCCGTGATGATCAAGGAAATTTCAGTCCTGGAGAAACTTCTATAATTTTAGATTTACCAGATTTAATAGATAGTCAGCAAATTCTTGAAGATAAAGAACATACAAATGGTTTTTTAGGTACTAAAACCAATGTAAGTGTAGTTGGAGGAGGGTTAGAACTTACTGATCCAGCAGTTGTAAAGACAGGGACTTATGTACAAGATGACGGAAACCCAGTAGGTAGTGGAGTAGCTGGTACGGTTATAACTGTCACCAGTACATCTCATGGTATAGCTGTAGGTGAATTTTTAAAGTTTAATTTTACTGATGGTAAAGCCGTGACTGGAGAATATACTGTTGTTTCTGTTCCTAATGTAAATACTTTAACTATTAGTTCAACTAATACTGTTGCTACAAGTGGGAACGTATCCATAGATAGAGGTTTAAGGGGAATTTATGATTTCGAAACTATTTTAGACTTAGGTGCTGTATTTTCTTTGAATTTAAAACGATTAGTACAATCTATAGGATTTACCGTTGGTGCAGCAAATACAATAGACGCTTTAATACCTACTGGTACTTTTTGGGATGATTATGCACAGAATGGAAACTTTGACGGACCAGAAATTAATGATGTCAGTGCATCAATGACTGTAAGATCAACAATAAGTGCTCCTAGCAGTTCATCGTATGCAAATTCAGATTTTGCTAATAAACCATTTAATACATTTGCTAACGGTACTTTTAAAGGAAGAGGATTTCAATTTAGACTAACTTTAAGATCAGAAAGTATTGCTCATAATATTTCTATTCAACAATTATCTTTCCTTGCTGCATTTGAATCAAGAACTGAAAGAAGTTATGTTTCTGGAAGCACAACTTCCACTGCTCCATTAACATCTAGTTCCTCTTCATCAGGTTTGAATGTAGTTTTTGGTAATCCATTTTTTACAGGTGCTACTGGGTTAGGTGGAGTTAATGCGTATTTACCTTCTGTTGGTATAACAATAATAGGTGCTGAAGCTGGAGATTATTTTGTATTGTCAAATGTAAGTGCAACGGGGTTTAATATTAAAATATTAGATAGTTCTGATAGTCCTGTTAATCCTGCTAAACAATTTACATTTCAAGCTGTCGGTTATGGTAAAGGGGTGTAAAATGAAGAAAAGTATTTTTTAAATGACACAAGTTAACAATAAAGATATAGATAATGCCTCTGGTCAAGTAGTAAGACTAGATATTCAAAATACTATAAAAGCTGTTACTACTAACAATTTTGGAGCGAGAAATGATGCAGGCACAATATTACCTTGTGAATTTTTAGCAGATGATACGACAAATAAACTTTTAATTAGAAAATCTAGTGGAGGAGATCAGGCTAATCCTAACCCCTCATCTGGAACTGCTGCTACATTTTTTACTGTAGGTGATTTAGATCAGGATAATTTAGGATTACTACCTAGAGCTGGGGGTACAAATGCTCCTATGACAGGCCAATTTTTAGCTAGTAATTCTTCTAATAGTTTTTCTCCCGCAATTTCTTTTGCGGGAAATGAAAGTCTGGGAATATTTAGGTCGGGTTCAAATGCTATGGGTTTTTGTGTTTTTGGCATACCACAAATGGTTATCGACTCTACAGGAGTAACTTTAAAGGACAACCCTACATTGAAGATTGATAGCAATAATGGTAAAGCTGTTGGTATTAAATCACCTAACGGACTTTCAAGCAATGTTACTTTTACTTTGCCAGATGGAGATGGAGGGGCAGGGGAAGTTTTAAAAACAGATGGGTCGGGGAATTTAAGTTTTTCTGCGGTTCAAGGCGTACCAAGTGGTGCGGTTTTTTGTATGGCAGTAGCTACTGTACCTCCTGGTTATTTAGAGTGTAATGGTGATCCCGTTTCTAGATCAACTTATGCTGCTTTATTTGCTGTTATTGGAACTCAATACAATACAGGTGGGGAAACATCTTCTGAGTTTCGGCTTCCAGATTTACGAGGTGAATTTATAAGAGGTTTTGATAATGGAAGAAATGTAGATGTTGTAGTAGATAGTAACGGGAATAGTAATAGTAGAGGTATTGCTACTTCACAATCAGATCAAAACAAACAGCATAATCATCCTGCGAGTTCAGATGTTACTGACACAGGTCACGTTCATGCAACAACTTTTGATAATAAAAAGTATTTCCCTGGTGGTAGTTCAACAACCATTGATTTTGGAGGATCAGGTGATTATCCTGCTGATATTTTCACTATGAGTTCAGCCGAAACGGGAATAACAGTTTCAACTACAACATCAAACGATGGAGGAGGAGAAGCTAGACCACGTAACATATCTATGATGTACGTTATTAAAACTTAATTCATGGCACAACCTGGAACTTACAACTTCACCCTACAAAGAAGGGCAGATCATTCTTTTGGTCTTAATCTTAAAGACAGTAATAATGCAAATGAAAATCTAACTGGAAAGACAATTTTATCTCAGATATGGGATGAATCCAGAACTACTAAATTTGCAGATGCAACTATTACAGTTGTAGATGCCAG